ACTTCTCCCTCAACCCTAAAGTCCGATGCCCCCAAAGCGAATACCTCGTTCGGTGCTGTTATCAGGTGGCTCCCCTCCCCATCAAGCAGCAGCTCATTGCCTTGGATCTGTGCGTTTCCGACTGCTGTAATCGGGTGGTTGTAGCTGCTGCTGTCGACAAACGAAGTGCTGCCGTTTGCTCCAGTCATCCTGAGATCCAGGATATACGGACAATCATCTCCTCCTTCCATCTCAAGCTCCGCTATAAACTGAGACCCAGATCTCTTGATAGTTCCAAATGTGACATCCGGATAGCAGTTGATTGCTTCCTTTACCTGATTAGGCAGCTTCAGGGTATCTGGTTGCTGAGAAACACCTCCATTGAAGCTGATGCGTTGCGTGACTAGACTCATCGAGCGATGACTTGAAAGGGACGATAGGGGAGCCCAGGATTAGACCCATTGGGCCAGCCAAACATTGTGGGACGGGCCTCTCGCAGATCAGACTCAAGAGCCACGGATCTGGTGTAGATCTCTCTGTCCTTCAGAAGTTTGTACTGATCGGTATCACCAAGTAGCCGACCACATGCGATAACGGATGCCCGCGAGACGATGTAGTCGATCACAGGCTGAGGGACATCTTCCAGCTCAAAGAGCCAAACCACGTCACACTTCAGTGGACTTCTGATCTGATCCCAGACGTAGGTGTGATCCAGTTTATTGTAGAGCTTACCGTTGCGCCTGGTGACTTCGATGTTCATGTTCTCCGGTAGGCGGCTCAGCGAGATACTAAGCACATTATCCGGCAGCGGAACTTCCCCGTTGACGTCGAGCACAAACGGATACTCTTTCTCGCTGTTGAACGCCCATCCCTCTGCCTGAATCTCCCGGTTCACATCCTGGAGAGTTGAGCGAGCGATGCTGATCTCAGGGTTCGGAGAGTTGAGCGAGGTTACAGGAGCTTGTCCAACAGCCCCAATTATTTGATTTACTGCAGCCAGTTCGGTGGTTGCCATAGTTGAGGTGTTGTAGATAAGGAATGGCCCCCAGGGTGGTGAGGGCCAAAAAGGATTACACGTCGGAGATGTTTCCTTCGACGCCAGGGTAGGCGATGCGGAGGTTGGTAGTCACCGAGCGTACAGCGGAATCGACCGCCTGGTTCCCGTTGGTCTTGGAGACCGAGATACGAGAAGCAGAATTGGCGTTGAATCCTAGAGCATCATTGGCCCCGGAGACCACGATGCCGAGGGCATTGGAAAGAGCCATAGTGAGTTATTACGATAGTGTGATAGATTATCAGCCAGTCAGGCCAGTCACGCTTGCGGTCACCGGAGCCGTGGCACCGGTTACCGTGATCGTCACGATGTCACCGATGCGATAGCCCAACCCAGCAGCCACAACCGACAGGGACGTCACGACCCCAGCAGCTGCCGTCGCGTTGACCGTGAGGCCAGAGGCATCGTTGGGCCGCTCGCTGACCGTAGCGGCGGGGTTGGTCGACACAGCAGAGGCGGTGCCGTTGGTGATCAGGGTCAGACTGGAGACGCCTCGATCACGGCCCTGCTCCACTGGAACAAGGGGGAAAAATGTGGAGGAGGACACCAGGCCCACCCCCACAGTGCTTTGACGAACAGGCATGTGATAGTGCCTCAGGCAGCGGCCTGCAGTTCGATTGCAGCCGCAGGGTTCAGGGTACCAGCGCCCATAGCCAGACGACCGACGATCAGATCGCCTTGGTAGAGGATCTTGACGTCGCCACCAGTGGTCTGAACGCTCGGCGCGATAGCCTCGACCACACCAGCTGCCTCTTTGTAGTAGATGAGGCCGCAGTGGTTGGAGAAGTCACCGCTGTAGTCGTTGTTCTCGCCAGTCACCCCAGCAACGTTACCAGCCAGGAAGGGCAGGTTGTTGCTGACTTTGATCGGGATACCAGCGATGGAGTAGAGACCATCGCCGCTCTGCAGGGAGCCCTTGCTGTTGCCGTAGTCCCGGTTCAGGATGTTGGTATCGACCTGAGAGATCAGGGCATAGTATTGGCGGGGGCTCAGGATGGCGTGACGGCCGTCCTTGGGAAGGTTCTTCTCATCCAGGATCGCAGCAGCCTCGAAGAAGGCGTCGACCAGGGCCTGGGCATTGAACTGGTTACCGACACCCAGACGGATGATCGAGCCACCGGGCTCAGGACCAGGACCAGCAGTGATCGGGTGAGCCTCACGGGCAGATTTGGCGATCATGCGGAAGAGCTTCTTGTCGTAGGACTCAGCCAGAGCGTGGCCGATCTTACGGGCGATTTCTCCGCGCAGCTCGTATTGGCAGAGAACCTCATCTAACGAATAAACGAAAGCGTGGCTGACCAGGAGGTCATCACACTGGATCGTCTTCTCCGCCACCGGGGGATCACCAGAGCCCAGGATCGGAGTCCCAGGAACGTGGTAGTTGGCCTGCATCCGGCCGGTGAAGATGAACTGAGCAGACCGAGCACCTTTGATAGTGCGGTGCATGACAGTCCCTTTGGCGATAGTGGCGCTTTGATACGCCTTGAAGAGCTCGCCAGTAAACTGCTTGAGATATGTAGCGTACTTGGTATTGTAATCGCGGGCCCCCGAAGTATCGGGTACAGCCTTATTGATCGTACCGAGTACGGATTGAGTTACGTTAGCCATTAAGAGAAGAGGTTGGTTTGACTCTCCTCAACCGGTTGAGATGTTGAAAGGGTTGAACCAATCAGGGCTTGATTCGTAGCCACAGCTGCGGCTACAGGTTGTCCGACGTATCGGGCCTATAGCCAATAGCCTCCATCGGGAATCGAACCCGAACTCCAACTGTCTTGTCGACGTGTCCTGACCACTGGACTATGGAGGCAAGTGACCCCTCGGTTTGTGCATCGTTGAGAGGCATGAGGGGTGTTCTTATTTATCAGTATTGTTTATAGCTGAGGAAGCTACCAGCCCTCAACGTGGTGGCGCCAGCGTTCGTGGTGTTTTGAGCAAACTGAACGATCAACTCGCCTCGCTGGTTAGGAGCCACGAAGACACCTTCACCACCAGTGTAGCCTTCAGTGCCAGAAGCCGCCAAGACGGTCAGATCAGTGGTGCCGTTGTTAGCCACATCGTAGGCGGTTACCAAAGTGGTCAGGGCATCAGGGGCGATGGTGTCCCGACGAACCCTCCATTGGGCGGCAGCTGCTGGAAGACTCAGGCGGAACTTAAAGTCAGCTGTGGCGTTCGTGGTAAAGAAGAGACCATACCTGAAGTAGAATCGCTGGCTTGGTCCGAAGGGAATCCTGAGCGGTTCAGCGTTCACCAGAGTCGCGTTGACCTTGTCAATATCCAAGGCCACAGTGGCTACCTCGGAGATGTACCTGGGTACGTCTTCGACCTGATTGTTAGCAGGATTGATAATTAGAGTCATGAGTCAGGTTACTTAGATAGATAGGCTTATGGTACTCCGAAAAACACCATAACAGGATTCTCAGGCGTGACTGCATACTGAGACCACGCTGACGTAGGAGGTCCGAAGTAGTTGACGTGCCAACCGTTGACAATCGTTGGCGCCCCGATCATCTCACCTGTTTCGGGGTCGTAGGTGTCGCCATACCTAAGAGGATCGATGACCACCAGAGCATGATGATGGCTGCCGGTGATCGGCTCGCCATCCTCATCAAGCAGGCCGGCAGTTGCCAGCGCTGCCATGCCGGTCGCCTTGTCGGGGAAGCGGTAGAAAATCATTGCCCCGATAGCGCCTGCATCGTTGCATTAGGCAGCAGCTGCGACCAGCCGGTAACGCGGGCCAAGCGGCTGTTCAACCACTCGCCGGCCTGTGAGCGGCCCAGCATCAGGCGATCCCCCGTAGGCAGGCTACCGGTGGTGTCGGTTGTTACCGCGCCGCCGTTGGTTGAGATTGCGAAATCATTGGCGCCGATCCGCACCGCAACCCGTGTTCTGGTGTCGGCTGTGATCGTGCCGCCGTCGATGTTGGCCTGCTCAACGCCGCCGTCAACCACCACCAGTCGCGGGTCGGTGCCGCTTGTGATGACGCTGGCGCGTTCGTTCGCGGTGTTGTCGTTGAGCGAAACCACGCCTCGGGTGCCTACGGCTGGAGAGCGGAACTCCAGATAAAGGGTGCGGATGTTGTTCGCAATCGCTGCATCAATCAGATCCGCAAAGTCGGCGTTGCGGGTGACGGCGGCGTTGGTGGTGAAAATAACGCTCGTAGCACCAGCTCCCTGTTCAAGCTGGGGCAGTCCGATGCGAAGGGTAACATCAATTGCGACACCGGAACTATAATTCAACTGCAGGTAGCCAGTAAGGCTTGCAACAGAGGCATTGCTAATCGTGCCGGATGTTTCTGGCGTACGAATCAACTCCGAGCCGACAATTCCTATTAAGTTGGCTGGGGTGGTGACCAGATCCGCCAGGAAAACGTTAGAAGCGCTCCATAACCCAACCCTAGAGCTAATGG